CCTTATATAATGTATGACGACACATACTATCATGAGTTATGGGATACTGGTGACTTCTTTGATGATGATGAGGATGCTCTACGACTACTCAACACATATTTGGACAATCCAGATTATAGAAATGAGATGGCAGAGTCTGCACTCGATTGGATTCGAACACAACTAATCTATAAAGATAAGATGCAGGAAATGAGTGAATACATTGATAGTCTTGTTTCGAAAACAAAAACAATGAGTGATACTGAAGTAATGAAGGGACTAGTTGATTTTGTCAAAGAGAATCGACAAGTTACCAAAAGAGAAATCAATGCTAAACTTGGATGGGGACGTGGTATCAAATGGACACCATATAGACGTGCGCTAATGAACCATCCAAACATTTATGACACTTTGTCAGAGATACCGACTTATACTTGGGTGGACTGATGCGAATAGTAATGCCATACAATACACATTTTGGTGAGTTTTCTGCTGATAAAATGGTTGGTGGTATTGAGAAGTTCTGTCATCAGATTTTTAACACATTTGATGATGTTCATATCATTAACATTGACAACAGCGAACCAATAAAGTATAATACTACCAAGATAAAGTCATTTGCAAAAGATATCTGTGCAGATGTTATTATTTCAAACTGGCATCAAGCATCGTTTGCTGGGGCAAAGATTTGTGATTCTGAAGTTCCAGTTATGTTTGTATGTCATGGTAATAATGGATTGAGATCAATATTAAACACGTTCAAGAATCTTGCAAAGAACGATCATTCCTGTTACTTGGTAAGTAGTTATCAGCATGAATTCTATAATTTGATGTGTAATCGATTTGATACTGAAATACAGATAGATGGATATAGAACACAAGTATCTGGAGAAGAATTCTCACTGGAATGATGTTCTGATGAATTTGCCGCATAAGGAAGTTATGAATCATTTATCGAGGTCAATGACATACTTCTCAACATGTTGGAATGAGACTTGGGGCATTACTGCAATGGAAGCATTGTCACACGGTGTCCCAATTATATTGAACACCAGAAATGGTATTCATGCATCAATGTCTGTCGCTGCGTCAGACAAACATTATGTTGCAATTGAACGCAACACTAATGACTTGGTTTCTGCAATTGAAAGTTTTAGAAATGTTGATCGAAAAGAGATACAGGATATGACTTGGGAAGAACACAGTCATTCTAAATGGAAAAATGATTTTGCTAACTCAATAGATAGAGTTGTCGAAAAATTCAAGAAACCAACCTTAGAGGAATTTATATGAAAAAAGGTGATGTAGTAACACTAGTTCTAACGAACGGTGCAGAAATTATAGGTGAATATGTAAAGGGTGGTTCAGACTGTTACGTCTTGTTTCGTCCCCGTATGCTTCAAGCATCACAAACTGGAGTGGGACTTGTAGATGGTGTCTGCATGTCTGGTAAGACTCCAGAAGGCACAGTCGAGTTTAATCGATCTGGTGTGATTTTTGTTATCGAAACAGTTGAAGAAATTGCAAGAGGATATCAACAACAAGTGAGTGGAATTGTTTTGCCGACTGGTGGAATTAAGTCTTGACAAAAGTCGTTGTTTTTGGTATTATTGCTGAAATAACTGAGAAAGGAACCGATATGGACTATGAACTCCAAGACTACGTTGACTTTGTTGATGAGGTCACCTCTGATGCATCGAAAGATGCTGATGCATTTACTGATGCACTTGATGAAATTGCAAGTGAACAGGTATCACCAGAACGACTGATTACTGCCGCACTGGGTATTTGTGCAGAGGGTGGTGAGTTTACAGAGATTGTTAAGAAAGCAGTGTTCCAAGGAAAACCACTAGATAGTGACGCCCAATATCATATGAAACGTGAGTTGGGTGACATTATGTGGTACATTGCACAGGCATGTATCGCACTAGATATTACGCTTGAAGAGGTTCTCGATGAGAACATTAAGAAACTGGAGTCAAGATACCCTGATGGGTTTGAAGTGTTTCGTTCTGAGAACCGAAAAGAAGGCGACTTGTAGGAGATAATATGGACTTTTTGAAAGACATTGCCAAGACCGCAGGAAATGAGTATGCGGCATTGGTGTCTGATGGTGTAGAAGCAGGGGACGTTGATAGTTTTATCGACACTGGTTCTTACATCTTTAACGCATTGATCTCAGGATCAATCTATGGTGGATTACCCGCCAATAAGATTACTGCGGTTGCGGGTGAGTCTGCAACGGGTAAGACATTTTTTGTAATGGGAATGGTGAAGTCATTCTTAGAATCAAATCCAGATGCAGGGGTTCTGTATTTTGAATCTGAATCTGCAATCACAAAACAGATGGTCGTAGATCGTGGTATTGATCCAGATCGCATGGTCATTCTACCAGTAACAACAGTACAGGAATTCCGTACACAGGCAATTAAGGTACTGGACAAATACCTAGAGACTCCAGAAGGTGAACGTAAACCTTTGATGATGTGTCTGGATTCTCTGGGTATGCTTTCTACAACTAAGGAAGTGGAAGATACTGCAGAGGGTAAAGAGACTCGTGACATGACTCGTGCTCAAGTACTCAAAGCGGCATTTCGTGTTCTTACTCTCAAGTTGGGTAAGGCAAAGGTTCCTATGGTAGTCACAAACCACACATATGACGTGGTTGGTTCTATGTTCCCTACCAAAGAAATGGGTGGTGGTTCTGGACTCAAGTATGCCGCATCTTCTATTGTCTATCTTTCTAAGAAGAAGGAGAAGGATGGTACTGAGGTTGTTGGTAACATCATCCATTGCAAGAATGCAAAGTCACGATTGACAATCGAGAACAAGATGGTAGACGTTCGTCTGATGTATGAACGTGGACTTGATCGTTACTATGGATTGCTTGAACTTGCACTCAAGTATGGAATCTTCAAATCAGTCTCAACTCGTATTGAGTTACCAGATGGTACTAAGACTTTCGGTAAAACGATCAACAATGATCCTGAAAAGTTTTACACACCAGAAATCATGGCACAGTTAGATGATGCTGCGTCAAAAGAGTTCAAGTATGGTAACATGAAAGTAGAAGAGATTGAGGATGAACCAGAAACAACTGAATGATAAATTCATTGCAGTTTATGATGACGTTGTAACTGAAGAGTTCTGTGATCAGATAGTCGCCATGTTTGAGGAGAATCCTCAAGATCATGAAGTAATACGACTTGAAGGTCACAGACAATTCAATCAAGTCACTTTGCAAAATCACGAAAGATGGTTACCATTCTCAAACTATCTTCAACCCATTTACATGGACTACATTGAAAAATATTGTGAGGATTGTAATGTCACCACAAAGATGTTTCCACAACAATTTGCATTCGAACAGTTTAGAATGAAGAGATACCTACACAACGGTATTGATCAGTTTGATGATCACGTTGATGTGGGTAACTTTGATACAGCAAAGAGATTCCTAGTATTCTTTTTGTATCTATCAGATCCAGAAGGTGGAGAGACAGAATTTCCACAATGGGACATATCGGTTAAACCAAAGAAAGGACGTATGTTGATGTTTCCTCCACTATGGACACATCTACATGCTGGACGCAAACCAATTGATAATCCTAAGTATATCATAGGGAGTTACTTACATTATGTCTAATATTAGAGAACAGTACACATACGTTACTGATAAAGATGATAACTGGACTTGTATCGGTATTACTGGTGGCAAGTATGACGGTGTTGTTTATAAGTATGGTGAAGTCAATTTTGTTGAAGAAAAAGACAGTGACCAAATGAAACTACAGTTTGAGTGGGATATTGTTGATTCCAATGGACTGCCAAAAGAAATGTTGGGTGAGGACTTTTTTTCCTTGATTGGTGACGTACTAGTTGATATACTAGAGGAACAACTTCAAAACGGTGAACTGGAATATAATGAATCAGACGATTGAAAGAACAGCACTCAGTAATTTAATATTCAATGAACCCTATGCTCGTAGGGTTCTTCCTTTTATTCAACCAGAGTATTTCTCTGATCTGAGTGAACGTATTGTGTTTGAAGAGATCGTCAAGTTCTCTGACAAGTACAACAATTTCCCTACGCCCGAATCCCTAACAATTGAGATTGATAGTCGCAAAGACATTACAGACGAACAGTATAAGAAGGTAGTTGATATCATAACATCTCTGCAAAATACAGAGGTGGATATGCAATGGTTACTTGACAGTACCGAAAAGTTCTGTAAGGATCGAGCAATCTACAATGCAGTATTGGAAGGTATTCAAATCATCGATGGTAAAGACAAGGTAAGAACACCAGAGTCTATCCCATCAATTCTATCTGATGCACTCGCTGTGTCGTTCGATACAAACATCGGACACGATTACATTGATAATTCAGATGAACGGTTCGAATTCTACCATCGTGTAGAAGAACGTATTCCGTTTGATTTAGAATTCATGAACAAGATCACCAAAGGTGGATTGCCACCAAAGACGTTGAATATTGCACTCGCAGGAACAGGTGTTGGTAAATCGTTGTTCATGTGTCACATGGCTGCATCGACACTGATGCAGGGGCGAAATGTGCTCTACATCACATTAGAGATGGCGGAGGAGCGTATAGCAGAACGTATCGATGCGAATCTAATGAACATCACTGTGGATGATCTACATGAGTTACCAAAACAAATGTTTGAGACTCGTGTATCTAAGATCCAATCCAAAACTAGTGGAAAATTAATTGTCAAAGAATATCCAACTGCATCAGCGCATGTTGGACACTTCCGAGCACTCCTGAAAGAACTCGCATTGAAGAAGTCTTTCAGACCAGATGTTATTTTTATTGACTATTTGAATATTTGTTCATCCTCACGTTTCAAAGGTAATGCGAACGTGGGATCATATTTTTATGTAAAAGCAATCGCAGAAGAATTGCGTGGACTTGCAGTGGAAACCAATGTACCGATCATGTCTGCAACACAGACTACTCGTGGGGGTTTCGCAAACTCAGATGTTGGACTAGAGGACACATCAGAGTCGTTCGGACTACCAGCCACTGCAGATCTAATGTTCGCCTTGATTTCAACTGAAGAACTAGAAGATCTAGATCAGATTGCAGTCAAGCAATTGAAAAATCGTTATGGAGATCCAAACGCTAATAAGAGGTTTGTATTGGGTATTGATCGTTCTAAGATGAGATTGTATGACTGTGAACAAACTGCACAGGATGATATCATCGATAGTGGTCAAAATTATAACGATGACGTGCCGGTCTTTGACAGAGGTCAAGGAAACCGATATGAAAAATTCTCAGACATCAAGGTCTAAAAAATACAGAAAACCTAAGAATCCAAAAGGCATATACTATTACTCAGAAGTGGGTTTACAATCAGAACAGGTTGTGTATAATGTAATTGAATATCCAACACGGGACATCGTTTGGACATTCACATTTGAAGATGAGGCGTCAGAGTTTGCTCGTCATCTCAACACAACCAAACCCTTTGGGAATATGAAACTACCATCATTCCTAAAGGGTGGGTTCGGATGATTTAACTTATAAATAGTGAAGTAATTTATAGATGGAAGTGGTGTATGCTAACATTCAGTCAACATTATCGTCAGTTATCAGAATTGACTATCTCTCCTGATTATCAACAGAAGGGTGAGTTTAATCCATATTACACATTCAAGGTGGATGTGGATTCTGATGTAAAGGCGAAATATCCAGACGCAAAAGAAATCAAATACAAGTGTGTTGTTAGTGGAAGTGGTGAACTTCTAAAGGCATACGGTAAAGGTAAATTCAATTTTCAGGTTGAAGTTGATGGTGAGTTAACTAATCACTATATCACTACAACTGCATCAAACGTCAAGGGTCACCACGGGATGAAAACTCGTAAGGACTCTACGGCATCATCTAACGTCAATGAATTCCTCACTTTGTACTTCATGATCCATAGTGGTATGGATGAAGATAATGCAGAGAATTGGATGATGGAATTGGGTTCTAAGACAGGCCCAACTGGGGTTCTCAATGGTGAAGGTAAAGATGTCACCTATGATGATCTAAGAACATTAATTGACAAAGACGAAACTGCAATCCGTGATATCAATATCGGTTATGAGAATGCACTTGCTGTTCTTGGAGATATCGACAAGTATGGTAAACCTGTAGAATACTCCATCTGATGTAATCATCAAACTCCACAACGGTAAGTATATTGGATATTCCAACAAGATTGCTGCCGGTAAGGATGCAACTCCAAAGTTCAACACAAACGTTGTTGCATTCACTGAGAAACTTGGTGATCGCAAACAAGTCATGGCAATCAAGAATATGATTGACCAAGCATGGAACGATGCTGCATCACAGGTTCCAACAAACAAGAAGAATGCATATGGTGCAATCTCTAAGTTTGATATCTCAAAAGAGGCATTCTCTGAGAGTAAATCAAAACGTGCATTTGCAGGACTTGCAAAGGAGTTCACTAAGGATCGTCTGAAGTTCTATGCAGACGACTTGTATTATCCATTCAGAAATAATCTAATCAGTGCGTTTGGAAACTACTTGACAGATTCAAGAAACTTGGTATACTTCCTGAATACGGTTGGGTTCTATACATTTGATGATCCAACTGCAACCCCATGCCCATACAAACTATTGATTGGTAGTGAAACACGTTCAGAGATTAAAGATGTATCAGAGAATGAAGGATATCGCCAGATGTTGTTCAATGATAAGTCAACACTTCTGACTGGTATTCGTTTTGAATACGACAACTCTGGCCAGTCGTTCAAACTACACTTTACATATAGTCCACTGAACTACAAAGTAACAGTTCCTATTACGATGAGAACTCGTGCATCAGG